GTATATACATTTTACATTATTATAATGTGAGAATTTTTGAAGAAAGTAGTGAGGGAAATATGGACATAATTGTTAAATTTGCACATGAGGAATTAGAGTTATTAATTGAGATCATGGAGCGACATCGACTAGACAAAGATGATGAAAATAAATTAAGAAATGATCTTAAAAAAATTCGCAAAGATAGTGAAGATAAAAAGATCAAAAGAGAAAAAGAACTTAAAAAGAAACCGTCAGAAGAAATGAGATTAAAACCAAATCCAACTTCTGCAGAACATGTTGAATAGGAGTATATATGTTTATTAATTTAAAAGAGCTAAAGAATAATCCAGGAAGTAAATTAAAACTTGTTAAAAAATCTATGGGTGAATGGGTTGAAAAATCTTATAGTACAGCACAAGGACAAAAGACTTTTAATATTTGTAATTTTGAAGTCGAGCAAGATGGTAAAATTTATGAATTAGGAGCATCTGCAGCGCTAAAAAGAAAACTAGATGAATTAGATCAAGAAGACGCATTTTTATTATCTTATGAAGAGTTTACTAGTAAGCAAGGTGAATTAAGACACTATTGGAAAATAGATCCAATTGAAAGAACTGAAAATGCATTTACTAATTATGTTGCAGACAAAACTGCGGATAATCAAGTACAACCAGAAGTAAAAGAAAAAGTACTAGAAAAATCAACGCTAGCAACTAATGGCGCTAGATTTGGTATGATCTTTAATAATACTTTTCAATTGTATAAAGATCCCAATGTTGGTAATTGCTCTTGGACTTCTGAACAATTTGCTAATGAGTTTTTAAGAGTTATGAGAATGGTTGAAGCTTGTGAGAATATTGAGATTACAAAACCAGGTCAACCACAAAAACATGATTATCTTAAACAGCAAGAGCAAATAATTGAAAATAAGCAAGATATTATAGATAATACAACAGAGCTATTTCAAATTGAGGAAGATGATTTACCATTTTAATAATTCGGCCGCAGGACTTTTAAATCTCCACAGCTTAACTTACTATGGTCTGTCTTGCGGCATCTTTAAAAAAGGAGTGATATGATAAATTCGCAGAATAAGGGAAAAAAAGCAGAAAGAGATGTTGCTAAAGAAATTAATAGATATTTAGGAACTAATGTAAGACGTACGCCTTCGTCAGGAGGTCTTTCTATAAAAGGTGATATAATTGATATTGATCCAGATTCTGCGGCTTTTGATTATCACTTCGAAGTTAAAAATCAAAAAAATTTAATGATTAAAAAATGGTGGGAGCAGATCTATAGTGATTGTCCACCAGGAAAAATACCTGTAAATGTTTTTAAAATGAATGCTAAATTTTATACTACTATTGAATTGACAGATTGGCTTAGTAGTTTGGCAGAATTACAAGAATTAAAAAGATCTCATGAAATTATAAAAGAAGAACTAGAAGAGTTAAGGAATAAAGATGAAAACTAAAACACATACAAAATATTTTACAAGCGATAATGTACAAGTAAAATCTGTGACCACGCTTATAGGTCAACATTTAGGCTGGAATAAACAAATGCTGATTGCGTGGTCAAGAATTCAAGGTCTTAAAGGTAAAGACGCAAATAAAGTTAGAGACGAAGCGGGGGAAATAGGTACTTTAGCACACAAATATTGTGAAGCTTATATTAAAAAAGAAAAAGTAGATACTACAGATTATTCTGAAAATCAAATTAAAAAAGCAATTATAGCTTACGATGCTTTTAGAGAGTGGGATAGTCAAGTAAAACCAGAATATGTTGAGAGTGAGATCAAACTTGTAAGTGATAAATATAAAACTGGTGGTACTTGTGATTTAATTTTAAAAATTAAAAATAAACTAGTGATAGCAGATCTAAAAACTTCCAAAGGCTTATATGATGAATTTATAGTACAGTTAGGTGCTTATAGAAAATTATATGAATTGCAAACAGGTAATAAGATCTCTAGCGGTTTATTATTAAGATTAGATAAAGAAGGCAATGGTTTTGAGCAACATCAAATACCATTAAAGAAGTTAAATTGGGGATGGAAAGTATTTCAACATTGTCTTAAACTAGAGGAGTTAAAGCAAAAATGATTAAAAGATTTATAGATGGAGATCTTTTTTCTAAAAAGTTTTTTAGATCATTAACCGCACAAGAAAAAGTATTATGGTTTTATATTACTACTAGTTGTACTTATGATGGCTTTTGGGAGTATGATGAATTGCAAGTTAAATTATATTGTAATGACTTTGAGGGAGATATACCTGATATTATAATTAAAAAACTTGGAATGTATCAAGTTGACGAAGATCAATGGTTTTTAAGTAAATGGATTATATTTCAATATGGTATACTAAGACCTTCAGTAAGACCTCATAATAGAATTATAGAAAGATTAGAACGCAAAGGTTTAGATAAAGAATTTCCAGAATTGTTTAGAATACCGAGGACAGAATAATGGATAACTCAAAAAGAGCTTTAAAAATACATGTATTAATTAAAAAGTTAATTATAAAATTAGATGAACTTGGATATGAGTTAATGTATTTTCCAGGTGGTACATCGATAAGGAGCAAAAGAGATGGAACTAAATAATAGAGAAAAAGCTTGGCTAAATAGAAAACAAGTTAAAAAAGAACACCATCCTACTTATGCAAGATTTGGTAAGTATGCTGGAACACTAAAAGAGAGAATGAAAAAAGTTAAATCTTATCCGGCTTTTAGTGAAGAAAGATATAAAGCAGAGGAAGAATCAAAAGAAAAATATGGTGCTTGGTGGTTATTTGCTGGAGTAGAAATGAGATATAATAGAGATAAAACATGGATAGAACAATATAATGTTGAAGATCCAACAAGGCCAAGAGGAAAGGGAATTTATAAAAAGAGTGTTTGATTATTGCCCTCTTATTAAAAGAAATTGTTCACATGCAGGTTATTATAAAAAAGAATTGCATTGTGGTTTAAAAACTGGTAATTTAGACGAAACAAAAGTAAGGAATATATTAACATGTCCAAAAAAATTAAAGAAGTCTACAAGAAAGACGCGACGATAAATAATATACATTTTGCTTGGGGTTGGGATCTTCCTGCAACAGATATTGACGCTCTATTTGTTGAGTATAAATATCCTAATGAGCCCCGAGCAATAATTGAATATAAGCATGACAATTGGGATAAAAACTTTACTAAGGGGCCAATATTAACTTTAAGTAAATTAAGTGAAAGAGCTGAGTTACCTTTTTTTATTGTAATATGGACAAATTATCCTGAGGTATTATTTAGAATTTACCCTATGAATGAATGGGCAGAATTAGAAATAAGAGAATTTTCAATTAAACATGTAGAGATTAAACCAGAAGAAGTAATTACAGAAAAAAGATATGTTAGATTTATGAGCTTTATAAGGAGAGATGTATGATATTATTTAATAAAACAAGAGATGTAAAGTCACCAGAAAGATCTGGTAAAAATGCAGGATATGATTTTTTTATTCCTAATGATTGGCATAAACTATGGACTGTTAAACCAGGTGAATCTGTAAATATACCTTCTGGTATTAAAGTAAGTTTACCAAATAATACTTGTTTTATTGCATTTAATAAAAGTGGTATTGCGTCTAAATATAGCTTGCAAGTTGGCGCATCAGTGGTAGATGAAAATTATGCAGGTGAAATACATTTAAATTTAATAAACGTTGGAGATCAAGATGTACAATTAAAAGCTGGACAAAAGATCTTACAATTTGTATTATTTAATCAAGAGTATCACGAATTAAAAGAAATAAAATCAGAAGCACCTTGGGAGTTAAAAAGATATAAAGAGAGAGGAGATAAAGGTTTTGGCAGCACAGGAGAATAAATCAATCTTACAAATTGCTCATGAAATAGTACATGAGAGAAGACAAGAAAAAGAAAGGCAATATGGACCATTTGAAGAAGGAATGGAAAAGACTGCAAAAATTGCAAGTCTTCTAACTAATAAAGATATTACAGCAGAAGATATATATTTAATATTAACTTCTTTAAAACTATCAAGACAAAGTTACAATCATAAAGAGGATAACTTATTAGATGCCGTTGCCTATATCGGCGCATTAAATAAGTATTTAAAAAAGAAATGAAAAAAGGTATAGTAGGAATATTACATAATACTCCACGTCTAGATCTAACACATCCAGCTGGTTGGACATATATTATAAGAGATATTCTTTTTAAAGGGGCTGATATTTTAACAGAAAGAGATGATTGGACAACTTATGATCAACTTTTAATTTGTCACAGTTTAAATTATAAGGAAGGCGATTATAATATTATTGGCGGAATAGATAAAAGACACTATAAAAGAATTGATATGATTTACCACTTTGAGGGTGATCTTTTTTCAGTAGATGATTTTGATATAAAAGATTATATAGAAAAAAGAGATCTCTATTATAGTTTTGATAAAGAGTGGATATATGAGAAATTAACTTTACCAAAAAAAGATAAAATAGTAATAGGAGATAGTCACTCATTAAGTGTTTGGCCTAATGATCAATATGAGATTAAAAGATTAGATGGAAAAACATTACATGGTTATTTAAAAGATCCTTTAGACTTGAGTAGATATAAGGACGTAATTTTATACTTCGGGAATATTGATATAAGGTTTCATTTATGTAGACAACCTAATCCGTTAAGATCTACTGTAGAACTATTCGAAAGATATATTGATTATGCAAAAAAATATAATGCAACAATTACACATTTATTGCCAATAGAAAATGAAAATAGAAAAATACCAAAAAGTGGTAAATATAAAGGACAAAACTTTTTTGGCACAAGAGAACAAAGGCAAACATTAGTTGATATAGTAAATGATTTAATGGATAAATCAGGATTAAATGTTATTACCTGGCCAAAAGAATGGTATGATAATATAGATTATTATCAAAAAGAAGTTATGGAAAGAACTCAATCAGTACATTTAAAACCAAGATATTATAAAAAAAATATTAAATCTGAACAAGTGAGTTTATTTTGAGCTTTGAAATTATAGGTGAATTACAAGCAATGTTAGATGATTATCATGTAAAAAGCATGTACATGGAAAATCATACTATTAAAAAAATACCATTTGAAGGTAGTTTAAAGAAAGCTGTAAATGATGATTTAATTTATAATGTACCTATTTACGATATGGGAAGTAGAAGGTTTGCTGCATTTTGTAGTTTTACAGAAGCTGTTTGGTTACAAGAAAGAGATTATAAAGGAAATGGTGAATATTTAAAAAATGATATTAGCGAACCATTAGATTGGTTTATGTTATTTTATTTATTTAGACTTTGTGGAAGTGGAATTAATTATGTTCCAAAAACTGGTTTATTTAATGACTTTTACGGCACACATGGTTTTGGTAATTTCTGGATTATTGATTCTATATTAATGGGAAGATATAGATGTACAGAGTGGCTAGATGATCTAAGAGAAAGACAAATACCGTTTACAGATAATAAAGGTTATTTATTGCCACAATTTAGCTATCCAGACATAAAATCGGGCCATTTAAAACACTTTATATTAAAAGATAGTTGGAAACTAGTGGCAGCAATATTAGACTACTTAATGCAAAAACCAGAAAGAGCAGAGATCTACCAAGTAACAGATTTTGGAAATAAATGGTTGCAAGACAATGGATATAAGAAACAAAATTTTGTATTAACTGCTTTTGCTTGTGATTTAGCTCAGTATTTTAATGACTTTGTAGATCCTAAAAGTAGATTATATGCAGGAACAAACGCAACTAAATGCATTAAAAGTATTTATCCAAAAGTTGGAAGAGTTAAAGAATTTGATTATATTAATAATGTGCTTCAATATCAAGCTGAAAGATATGGATTAAATCCAATGGACTGTGAAGATTCCCGCAACTGTGATATTATAAGATATTTACAAGAGTATCAATCAAAAGATCATATTGCAAAAAACGGCGGTAAAGTAATGTTAAATAATTCAGTATTAAAAGATATTTGGGGACAAGAAAAATATTATAAATTTGTGGAAACGTTATAATGCATAACAATCACGTAATAGATGGTATTAATAAAGAGATAAATATGTTTTATCCAAATAAACAATCTTACTTGGATTTAACAAAAAATTTTAAATCAAAATTACCAGATATTATTATTAAAGAACACGAAGGAATTAAAGTAGTTAGAGAAGATCTAACGCTTGTAGGTGGTACAAAAACAAGAATAGGTGAATTTTATTTTAGTACTATTAAAAAGAATACTGTTGTATATGTAGCTCCTCGATTCGGTTTAGCGGCTGTTGCGATATTAGAACTTTGCAAGTTATACGATAAAGAAGTCGTATTTTTTATGCCTGCTTGCAAATCAGTTAGTGATCATCAAGCTTATGTTATCAATAAAAAACCTCTTGATGTTAAATTCAAACGCATTGCTGCTATGCCGAATCTTAATAAAATTGCAAAAGAATATGCGGAACAAAATAATTATGAGTTTATTCCATTCGGTTTAAATCATAGTTATGTAATAGCTGGCGCAGTAAGAATTTGTCAAAATTTATTAGATAAATATAAAGAACCAGATCAATTATGGTCGGCAGTTAGTACAGGAGTTTTAACAAGAGGACTTCAAATAGGTTTTGAAAATGTAGAAATGCATGGAGTTGCAGTAGCTAGAAACATGAAAGCTGGAGAACTTGGTAGAACAAATATTATAAGTGAGCCTTTGGGTTTTCATGCAAAAGAAAAACAATTACCTCCATTTGATACTGTAGAAAACTATGATGCAAAGGTTTGGAAATATATACCAAAAAATACAGGTAAAGATATTTGGTTTTGGAATGTTGCAAAAGATGTAAATTGTCCAACACACTTTAGAAAAGATTTAGTAAATTCATATAGAGGTTGGAATGATTAGAGTTAAAAATATAAATAATGCAATTATTGAAGTATGTAAGAAATTACATCACTCAGGAACAGAAGTTGCGCCAAGAGGATTTAAAACAAAAGAATTACAAAACTGTTTTATTGAAATGGACGGTAATGAATCACCAATTATAACATTGCCAGAAAGAAAATTAAGTAGATCATATCTTGAAGCAGAATTAGAATGGTATAAGTCTGGTGATCCAAAAATAGATTATATTAAAAAATATAGTACGTTCTGGGAAGGATTAACAGATGAGAATGAAACTATAAATAGTAACTATGGAAAATTAGCCATTATAGATAAGTATAATGGTATGAGTCAATTAGATTGGTGTATTGATCAATTAAAAGAAGATGAACATACTCGTCAAGCAATTATTAATTATAATCAGCCGCAACATAAATATAAGAACAATAAAGACTTTGTATGTACGATTGCACAGCAATTTATATTAAATTCTGATAATAAATTAGATTGTTTAGTAATGATGCGAAGTAATGATCTCATTTATGGTTTTAGTTATGATGTTCCATGGTTTAATTATTTACATAAATTCGTAGCAGAAAAAACACATTTAGAAGTTGGTAAATATAGACATTTCGCGACTAGCATGCATGTTTATCAAAGACATTTCAATATGGTAGAAAAAATTGCGCTTAGATATTGACACATATTTTATTGATATTGCTGAAAGAGTAAAAGAAAGATCTACTTGCTTGAGTCGTAAAGTAGGTTGTGTATTCGTAAAAAATAAGCAAATACTTGCAACAGGATATAACGGTTCAATAAGAGGGCACGCGCATTGTAATAAGATGACATGCAAAAAAGGTTGTGATCAAACTATTCATGCCGAGATCAATGCAGTAATAAGTGCAGCTTATAGTGGGGTAAATATAAGCAAATCAGATATTTATACTACAACATCGCCTTGCATAAATTGTTTAAGAGTTTTATTAAATCTAGATGTAAAAAATATTTATTATAAAGAAAAATATAAAACTAAATGGGAATATAAGATTAACGAATTATTAGAAGCACATCCGCATAAGGTAGGATATTATAAGATATGAAATATATTGATATTGAAAATACAGATAAAAGCGTTGCAGATTTAGTACAAGAGCTAGAAGATCATAATAAGAGAATTGATCAAGCAGTAATTTATATGCTAACAGGTTTAATTTGTTCCAAGATATTGAGCGAACAAGAATATAAAGTATTTATAGAAAGAGTTTTAAGTAAGTCTAAGTTCGATAGAATAGCAATGGAATTATCATTATCACAATCTAGTGTCAAAACATATTACAGTCGGGCATTAAAAAAGCTGAATAAAATAGCTATAGAAACCGAGTGTAAATTCAATAGAAAAAAATAAATAAAAATATGTACACTTTCACCAGAAGTGTGTAATATATAATATGAAGATCTAACTAGTTTTATATTTAGAAATAGATCAAAAAAAACCTGGTAAACCGTATGATCTACCAGGTTTTGTGTTAATATGGAGATTAACTATTATAAACTCCTGAAAGATCTGAAATACTGTAGTTTAAAATATTATTTTTTCTGAGTACTTCAAAGATCTCATATATTGATTTACCTCTCCAATCGCAAATTGTTTTATCAATATAAACTAAATCGCAATCGTCTAAGTAAACGTTTTCAACATTGAAAGCTTTAAATATTTCTGACATATCAACATATTCAACATCATTCCAATAAAATCTAAAATCGTAATTACATTTAGCATTATGACCAATTTTTCTTGATTGATCAATTAAGTCCAATGCTTGTTCTCTTGTTAAATTC